AATACACTGGTTTCGGTCCTGGTAACTACTCCACCGCATTCCCCTCTAGACAGGAGTATGTGCTCTCTGACGATGAAGTCCTGTTCTCACAGGCTAAGCGTCAAGACGGCGGTGTGGTCTTCTACTCTGGTCTGAACGCCAACGGTGACCTGTTCGTGGGTAACCAGCGTATTAACGCTATCTCTGGTGAAGAGACCAAGATTGATGACTCTGTGCTGCGAGTTGCTGGTGAGAACGTCGATGAAGAGGAGAACACCACTGACCTCACAATCGATACTCTGACGGTTACAAACAAAGTTAAGTTTGACCTGAACACCAGTTTCGAGGTTTCTGCTCCTGACGGTACCTTCTTCTCCACCCCTGTTACGATTGAGGTGGGCGATCAGTTCGCTGATGATAGCGCTGATCCTCCGTCCCTGAAGATCGTCTCGGTTGCTAACACTGGCGTCTCTGGTGTTGACCCTGTTCTGGTTGAGACTGACATCAATGTCAATCCTCCGTTCAAGCCCAACACTATTGAGTTTGCTGTCTGGCGTATCAACCCCAGAAACATCTCTTCTGGTGTCCAGTATGAGATCAAGGCATCTAAGGACAAGACTGTCCCCATCTCTGACAACTTCAAAGGTGAGGGTACTATCCAACTGCGTGGTACTCAGACTGTTGGTGAGGCACATAGAATCTCCAATGTCAACTACAACACCTCTCTTGGTTGGATCTGGTGTCAGATCGGTGGATTCCAATCTGGTGAAACTCCCTCCTATGGCTGGAGAGAGTGGGGTCTGATCGGTACCGATGCTCTGACCACCTACACCACTGGTGCTGGTTCTAGTGCTGGTTCTACAGGCGACGATATGCGCCTGGGCATCAACCTCAAGAACAAGCGTACTACAAATAGTGGTGTCATTCCTGCTCAGACACTGGATGTAGAAGGTTCTGCAGTTATCAGCAACTCCCTGTGGGTTGGTGGTGACAATCAAAATACCGCTGGTATTCACACCTTCCGCGTCTTCGATGACGATAACAACGGTATCGGTCGTGTCTCGATCAACGTCGGTGACACTGCTGAAGTGACTGGTATGACTGGTCTGTTCGTTGGCGGTGACGTCATCGTTCGTGCTGGTGCAGTTGGCGCTGCTCCGTCTGAAGCCGTTGGTGGTGGTCAGTCAAATGGCAACCTGACAATCGATGGTGACCTCACCGTTCTGGGTGGTGGTGACAGCGAGATCGTTGGTGACCTGACTGTTACACAAGATCTGTTCGTCCGTGGCGGCAACGCTAAGATGTTCAGAGTCGATAGCGGTACTGGCTCTGACAACCTGCGTTCTGACATCAAACAAGATGATGCAGATGCAGCAAACAACTATGTGACCTATCACGGTCAGAACTTCGTTGTTGGTGAAGAGGATTATAACGCTGATGTGTTTGCTGATGATTCCACCGCTAAGTTGGTGATCAAGGCAAATGGTTCTGCAAGAATTGGTGATGCCGATGGTGGCATCCAGATGGATCAGAACAGCAACGTTTCTATCAACCTTGCTTCTCCTGAGGCTAACTACAGACTGAGTGTCAACGGTTCTACCCGTATTGACATCGAAGGTGGTGAGGTTATTAAGGTTACTGACGGCGATGACTCCAGATTGGTGATGCAACCGACTGGACTGATTAAGTTTGTTGGTAGTGGTACAGAGACTGATCCTAGAGCACAGATGGGTGCTGCTGGTGATCTGACTCTGGGTAGTGATCTTCTGATTAAGAAGCTCCACATCAATGATGACACCACATTCTATGTTGATTCTGCTAACGGTAACACGATTATTGGTAATGATACCGATAACAGTGGTACTTTGAGAGTCCACAGCAACACACAATCTACTAGCTACGCTAATGGTGCTGCCATCATTGATGGCGGTCTGGGTGTTGATGGCAATATCAATAGCAACGGTAACATTACTGCTACAGGTAATGCTGAGTTTGAAGGTGGTACACTCGACGTTAATGATAATGGTACTAACCGCTTCAAGGTTAATACCGACGGTAACATTGATGTTGCTGGTGTTACTGGATACTTCACACCGACTGGTGGTCGTAAGTGGGTTGCTGTTACTACAAACACCACTCTCGTTAGCAACACTAACTACTATGTGACTGCTGTTACTGGTTCTCAGGTAACGTTGACTCTACCTGCTTCTCCTGCAACTGGTGATCAGATTCGCGTCCTGGATGTGACTGATATCTTGACTTATAACAAGTCTATTCTGATTTCGGCACCTGGATCTACTCCGATTCAAGGTGACAGTGCAGGTGACTTGTTAATTCAAACACCTGGTGCAGGTCTTGGTCTGCTTTATATCAACGCTCTCTATGGTTGGCGTCTAATCGAACTCTGATGAAAAATCTAGCACAAATTCGCGGCTTTAAAAATGCCGCGATCGGTACAATTATGGCGTGGTCGGGATCCAGTAGTGATATTCCTCACGGATGGCTGTCTTGCGATGGATCTGGTTTTCCGAATGATAGATATCCTCTTTTAAAAGATCTCCTGGGTTATACCTATGGTGGGTCTGATAATGCTGGCACTTTTAATATTCCTAATTTGAACAATAATAGAGTGCCTGTTCATAAGGGAAGTACATACACTTCTCAAGGTGGATCTTCATCAGGAAACGTTGGGTTGTATGCTAGTTGGAGTATTTCTGGTAGACCGAATAAAACCGTCTCTTTCGGTGCAATGCAGATGACAAACTCTAATGCAATGTGGAGTAGAGATGCGTATATTCAACCTAGAATGCTTTCTAGAGAGAATATCCCCAGTCACAGTCATAATGAAACCATTGAGAGATGTAATTCCCAGATCCACGGTGGTAACAAAACTGCTGAAACTGGTAGTGAGAAAAATAGAGACTTTGCGACTGGAAACTCAGGAGTGAGTCTTTCGCGAGCTGGTGGTCCTAATGATGTAGAGGCTCCACGTCAAAATAACTCTTCAGGGCATACTCACGGATCGATTACATATACTGTGAATAAAGGAAGTATGGGTGCTGCTTCTTATCAACAGCAGTATTCCAGTGACAATCTCTCCCTAAATAATAATCCTGGTGCTGGTTCTGCCACGCTTCAGTTGACACCACCTTATCAGACAGCAGTTTATATAATCAAAGCATTCTAATGGCTAGAGTATATTCATCAGCAAGGGGGAATCAGGGTGTTGCACCTGGGATGATTTTCCCTTTTTCACGAGAATGTCAAACTGTAAGCGTTAAGAATGAGCGTGTTCCTGGTGGATACTTGCGCTGTGATGGCTCTATCTATCAAGCAAGGGACTATCCTGAACTTGCGAGAGTTATTGGCGTTGGAAATAGTGGTGGCGGAGGTGTCAGTGCTTGTAGGTATCCTACTGGCGTTGCTGGAGGAACCCTTCTGAATCCTACTTTTGATTCAGAAAATAACTTTATTAACGGTACTTTCGCAGTTCCGAATTTAGGTGCGAAAGTTCTGGTACCATCTGCCACTGCTGGTCAGCAATTTATGGGTAATACCCGTATGGATGGTAATGGAACATATGAAAGGGCTGGTATTGGATATCAAGCAACTATTCAAAACACAGTTTATAGTTCGTTCAATGGATATGTGACTACTCCTGGTAGAACTAACGAATCTCTTGAAGGTACACCAATTTTACAGTTGAGTTCGACAACTACAACACCAACTTCTATTGATACTTCATTTACTGCTGGTCACACTCACGGTGGTGCAGACTTTAGCGTAACAAATACCGTAAATATGGGTATTGACACCGATATGCAGGATAGTAAAGATATCCGCATCGAAGGTGTTAATATTAACACTAAAACTATCGATAGTTCTGCAGCATCATTTTCCCATAACCACCAAATATCGGGATATGGTTGTACAAATAACTTAGAATATACCCATCCCCCGCAGAATATCTCTTTTGCAGGAACATCTGCTCAAGCGATGGTTACTGCAGATCCAAGAGAAGCTTTGGATCACGTGACCACTCCTTATATGATCTTAGAGTACATCATCAAATTCTAATGGCAAAGTATTACTCACAACTCGGACCATCCTGGAGTGGTGTACAAGTCGGTACCATTTGTATGATGCCGAAGGATGAGAATGGCGATTATTATGCGCCTGATGGATGGCAAGAATGTAATGGTAGAAGCTTGAATCCTAATGAGTTCTTGGCTTTGTATCAGATCATTGGTAATACCTATGGTGGTAATGCTAGTGCAGAGAATAATTACCCTAGCATCACTGGTACCTTCAAAGTCCCAGACTTGAGAGATAGAAGACCTATTGGTACTGGTAGACTAAGACCTGATGGTAGTTCTCCTCAACTAATTGATCACGATAGTGGTGATTCTGATACTTGTGGATCAAAAGGTGGACAAAATATCCTAACACTTGCTGACGTTGCTCCTAGAGTCCAAGTGCAAGAGGGTAGTGTTCAAATTGCATATAATACTAGTAGAACTGCTACGATTTATGGTAATCTTTCTGGTGGTACCTTAGATGTTACTACTGGTGCTTTGTCAAATCACACAGCACCTAACCAACCTGCTCACTCTCACGGTACATTCAAAAGCGTTTCACCTAGAGGTGGAACGTTCCAAGCTGACCGTACATCTCCTGGTAATGGTGATAGTGGCATTAAAAGTGGTGCATCAGCTGCAAGTGATCATAATTTTGAGGCAGCATCACCCCCGTCTGGTACACAACCTCATTCCCACTGGATGAGTTTTAGATCTGCTATCTCTGGTACTTGTTCTTATCACAAAGGCTATGGTGATGCTGTTGGTGCGAGATTCCAAAACACTAATGGTAACGTTGGTAATGGCTGGTATAACGACTTCTGTAAAGAATCTAATGTGAATATGAACACTCAAGGTGCTTGTCGCCTTGGTTCTCCATATGATAATGGATCTGCAGGTCACGCTTTAATTAAACCAAAATATAATCAACTTTCATATCAGCTGTCTAACGTTGATGTTAACGGCACCGCTATTGGATTTGAATTAGATGTTGACTTGGGTCTTGACAATAACCCTGACATCAAACCTGAATTCCAAGAGACTGCCTATATGATCTATATGGGTGTGAATAGTACTGTTTACGCTGCACCCCCACCGCCTACTGATACAGGTGATAACACCCCAGATACTCCTGCTAACCAAGTAGTTACCACCAGTACTGCTAGTGGTCTTGCATCAACATCTATTACTCTGTCTGGTGCTGATCTTGTATATTCTTTCACTGTTCAGGTTACTAAGACTGGCGGTCAGAATGTCGGTTCTACACCTATCAATGTGAATGGTCAAGGTGCTGGCGTATCTGGTAGCGCTACTAATGTTATTTCTGGCGATACTGTCAATATGACCCTTGAGGGTCCTGCTGAGGGTGGTGCTAGTGTTATCTACACTGTCAAGATTTTCTATGGTACAGAACTTAAGACAACCAGCACAATTACTGTTACTTATGCGGCTGCTCCTGCTCTGACTCTTAGCGCTTCTCCTGAATCTGTTACCTCTGGATCTGCTTCTACTATTACTTGGAGTTCTCCTGGTGCTACTAGTATCACGGCTGTTAGTATTCCTGGTGTTACGACAAGTTCTACTGCTACAGGTGGAAGTGTAGTCGTCAACCCAACTACTGCTACCACATATTCTATGAC